GGGTTGTCCGGCAGATTGGTTGCCAGCTGCAGCGGCATGGCCAGCGTAAGTGCCTGGAACACCGGTTCAATCTGGTTCGGAACTAAAGGCAGCGTTGCCATCTTATTTACTCACTACGTGAGTAATTGCCTTCCGTAAAGATCCTGTATCAATCAGAGGACGACTCGAGCCTTTGCGACGAATCGTGCTTGGAGCATTCGGTGCCCAGCCATTCTTGGGGTTCGTAAACCAAGCTCGCGAAACGTTTTCTCCCAGCTGTCCCGCCTTGTCCAGCTGTTTTGCCGCTTCCTGCGGCTTACCCTGGAGTGCAAGCTGCGCAACCTTAGATAATTCTTGCGCAATCTTTTTCTTGTTTTCCGTTTCCGAAATCGCGGCCTCAATTACAGGACGAGCCGGAATGTGTTTACGCGGGCTACCATGGGTATGAATATACAAAAGCTCAGCATTGTTGATCCCAGAATCCACAGCCATTTTCTCCAGCCGCACACGGCGCTTTCCGGTGGATGTCACCGCCACGCCCATCACCTGCCGCTTGCGATCCATTGCCGTGGTTGTAGGAATACCAACGTATACATGGCTCTTTTGCAAAGATCGCAATGCCGCACGCAGCACTGCGATGTTCTTTTGCCCACCATGTTTTACTGTAACCGTCGGCTGCACGTTACTTCCAGGGGCCTCCAGCGTGTACAATCTTCAGGTCGGTATCCGGCGCATCCAGCACCGTTAGGGGCATCCAGAAATAACCACGTAGGCCCCACCCTTCGCCCCAGGAATTCTGAATCAACGCAGCGGGAGGGCAACCCGTGGGGCGCATCGTGGGAGCGGCTCCCACATCATAGCCAACCATCAGCACTTCATGGCCGCCAACGACTTGCTCATTTGGCTGCGGGTTATAAACTCCCGTGGAAGCCACGTTATCAGATTCGAAGCTCGCTGCCACGTCGAAACCAACAGCTACACACCACGGCACAGGGTCGCCTAGTATGCTCAACGCCGTTTGGCTACCCACAAGGCCGTGATAAGCGCCCAGCGCGTATTGTCGCGCGTTAGTATCCTGCTCTGCTGTAGTAGCCTGGATTGCCTGACTGGAATCAGGGTACAGTGAATCTTCGCAGCATCCATTCGCAATGCTCACATTGGAACCCGTCACCCCGTCAGAACCGGCATCCTGAGGAAAGTTCCCATCCATCACCAGTTCTTTTGCGTACAGGTAAAGCGGGCTAAGAATGGGGGCCTTGCCGAAATACTTGCGGAAGATCCACTCTATGTTGGACGAAAAAGCATGGCCTGTGCAGCTACCAAGCGAGCCTTGATCCTTGATTGGCCCACAGGAGCCGCGCAAGTCAACTGTGGCTGGAAGATTCATAGCACGGCGCGACAGCATGCGGTGCACAGGAAGTGGAGGTGGCTGTTTTCTACCGTAGGTTCTAATCATATTAGTTTGCCAATTGCTTCACGTAGTTCACGGTGACGTGGATGGTCTGGGCCGAGCTTTCGTTCAGAGTCCACGCCGTGGCCGCCGACGTCGCGGGGAGCGGCGGGTTGAACGCGATGTTGACGCACGTGCCTTCCGTGCTGGTAGCCGCGGTTACCCCGGTATCGCAATCGTAGATGTAGGAGTTGGTCCCGTCCGAAAGGGTAACCGTGAACTGCACGGCTGTGGAAGCCTGTGGAGTGACCGTGACCACCAGGTTGGCAATGTCGGCAAACGTGCTTGCAGCCTGGGCCGTGACGATGGTGGTGGCCCCGGTGGACGAAATCGTTGTAGCCTGCCCCGCATTCTGAGACCGCCGGTAATTGCGGGTGAATATAGTCCCAGCACCATCGGACTGCGTGCCCACTGACTGGCCAGTGGTTGGAGCTGGCGCGGCATTCAAATACTCCACCAGACCCATGAGGCCGTTGGTGGGGGCAGTAGCAGCGGTAATGGTGCCGTCCATATTGCCGCCAGTATGGCCGACGACGCCAACTTTTTGTACCCCGGCTTGGGCTGATAGCGTGGCCACGCCATTGATAAACGTGTTGGAAGCCTGGATGCCGGAAGGGGCCGACAGCGTGGCCCAGTACGGAGTTACCGTAGCGGTACCGGAAATGGCCGTAGATAAATCCGCCCGGACGTTGGCGTAGCCGTCTAGTATCAGCTCGAACGGCTGGTTCGTGCTGGCCACCAGCGTGTATGGATTCGTCAGTTGCAACAAGGTGCCCGGCGTGACTACCTGGGCCACGGGAATCGTAACCCAGTTCACGTTGTCGTAGGTACCCTGAAATGTCACCGCGCCGCCGGTGATGGTGGTGGTCTGATCCAGCTGTACAATGACGGCAGCGGCCCCAGTGAGCTGGCCAGCCGTCGTAGTTCCAGTGGGATACTGAAAAGTGCCGCCGCTGGTGCCACTCGTCCAGGCCGCGCCAGTCTTAAACGCGATGCCGGGAAAAGTCAGTAGATTACTCGACTGGTCCGCCTGCAACGATGCCGTTTGCGCGTTCGTGGGCGCTGGAGCGGCCGTGTTGTACTGGGCAAGCGTGTCGAGACCATTCGTGGGAGCCGATGCCACGCCTACAGTTGCGTCCAAACTGGCTCCGCCGTTGCCAACAATTCGATCCGTCCAAGTGCCCGACTGTGTTACCGCAGGAACATTCGTAACAAACGAGTTTACGGACTCAACATTCACCGCACCGGGCGAAGTGCCATAAGTGGTAATAGCCCCCAGCGTGCTTCCGGCAGTCTGCGTCTTGTTCACCGTCCATGGGCCGCCAGATTGAGTTACCGCGCCTATGACATTGCCCCCAGTGGGCAGTGCCACATTGATCTTCACCAGCAGATTATCGGCGTTGTCGCAACCCAGGGGAGAAAAATTCCCGTTGGTAATCGTTGTTGGGGATGTACTGAATCCACAGTAGCTGGTAGTAACGCCGGCGGGGCCAATATTCTGTCCTGCTTCCGCGCTCAGCATACGGTCCCAGTCACTACTTACAGGGTTCCAAAGCATGTTAAATGCTTGTGTGTTAACCGCAGTAGTGGGATTAGCGACCGAGTCGGATGGAGTGCTAGTACCAGTTACGGTGGGTGTGTTTGTAATGAAGGCATTAACACCAGGTACGACTACAGCTCCGGGCGACGTACCATAGTTACTACCAGCTCCCAGCACGGTGCCACCCCAGGTGTACACACCGTCTACCATCTCAGGAACTGTAGAAACCGCGCTAGCTGTTATGCCAACATTCACTGTACCCGTACCTGAAATCACCGTAGACAAGCGCACACGGAACGCCACGAAGGCCGGTACGTCACAGTCCCACGCCTGATTGGTACTAGCAACGAAAGTGTAGGTATTGCTAGCCGCAGGAGCGTTTGCCTTAGCACAGGTAATAGGATATGCATTCGTAAAAGCGGCAGTATCAGAAGCTTCAAATGTGGCCACACCACCGGTGATCGTGGTGGTTTGATTAAAATATACTTCCACCGAATTATATCCCGTGATCGTTTCAGTTAAAGAAGTGTTAGAACCCGTGGCACTCGTCCATGCGGCGGTAACTTCAGCAAGATTCCCACCCGTCACAGGCCAGCCAGCAGTACTCGCTGCAGCGGCTCCCTGGGCATCGGTAACAGCTACTGAGGACTGATTGCTGGCAATAACCACCGGCGCAGAATTTGCCATTGTTGCCTGGCCATTGGGATTACCACCCGCGCATCCCGTCTTGCAGTCAATGTTGACGTAGCCGCTACCATCCAGTGGGCTAGTAATGGCCACACTGCTTCCACTGGAAGAAGGCGCTGTCGCGCCGCTTACCTTTGGGTCAATTACAACTGTAGGCGAAGTTCCACCCGACAATGTCGCTGAAACAAGCAAATAATTATAAGGCGCAGTTAAAACCACTTCTTGAAAAACTTCGCTAGTGCTCGTAATCGTACACTTGGCACTCGTTAAGCAGGTGTTGTTGGCTGTATCCACAGTTCCCGTGGCGTTCATGCCGCCTTGAATTGTCACTGTTAACCCGCTAGGACTGCCCTTCGGTAGAATATGAATCATACCGCCGAACGTGCCGCCACTGTTGTCAATAAGACACGTTTGTCCGTTGCTCAACGGTGTGCTAGGAGAGCATAAATTTTGAGCGTTGACAAAAGGAGCAAGCATTAAAAACCATATCAACCATAATCGTTTCACGCAGCCACCTCCTTTTGATTTAACTGACGAAACTTAGAAAGCGTTAACATTTGAATCTGACCACCAATAAATACCTTGTGTGGCCAGAAAACCTCGTCCCATCGTACCAAAGGTGCCGGATAGCAGCGGCAGTTCCAGATGTTGCCCGCATTGTATGGAGCCGGAGCCTGCCGTTCCCCAATCACTCGCTCTGGGCTAGGTGGGTCATCAAAACGAATCAGAACACCCTGCATTTTACGGTGCGAAGGGCGCACACGCTCGTCCTGGCTGGTTGTCCACACGTACCACTCCAACCCCAGGTTTTCGCTTCTTGCTTGTGTTAAGGCTGTGGAGGCCTTTGATACTTCCGTTCGGGCAATCAAGGACGCGCGCATTCGACTCACGTGACGAATGAGCGGCTCTAGCGACCTTGCGCGGCCACCGGCGTATTCCAACGTGGCTGCCTGTTTGGCTACCCGTGCAGCAACGTCCGATGGAAGCGAGCTAATCAGCGCGGCGTTTTGCTTTACGAGTTCTCGAGTCCGCTCGCCCACTTTGCCCTGAAGTTCCTGCTGTAAAGCCCGGAACATCAAGCCGCCTTTTCCAGCTTTGGCGGCAGCTTCCCGCCAGGTGCGCGCACCGTCGAAGCGCAGCGCTGTAATCATACGGAATGCCGCCTGCTCCGCATAGGCATGCATAAACTCAAACGAGTTTAACAGTGTAGCCTGAATTGGATCAACCGCCTTTTGCAGCAGGGTGTAAATCTCCCGCGCGTAACGCTGTTCAATAATTCGACGCGGCTGCCAGTTAATCACGCTGCGGCTCCAATTGGAATTTCAACATTTTTCACTTCCACGTTTGCATGATACAAATTCGTTCTCAGCGGGCACTGACTGTTTTCACAGTAATAACCACCTTCATTTTCTGCCATCAACCAGCCGCACTCGCAAATCACAGCTACAAATATCATAAAAGGCATTATGCGCCCTTTGTCCTGGTGGCCACCGCGTAATAAAAGCCACCACGATTGGAGTAGTTGCCCACCCGCTGCACCCGGTACTTTTGTCCCTGCCACACCAGCACATCGCTAGTGCCGGTGGTGCCGTCCCGCCGATCCTCGCTGGTTACATATATGGGGCACTCCGCAATGAATATCCGTGCGCCATGAATGCGGTCAGCTTCGGGCACTGCTTCCAAACTGTTATCATCGGCCACCGTAACAATTCCATAAGCCGAAATTTCGGTTTTCGTGTCCTGCCAGCCGCCCGACGCAAACGATCCGGTGCTGCGAACAATCGTAAATTCTTCAGCCAGGTCGGGATCGTTAACGACGTCCTGAAGTTCCATAAATCACCACACCAGCATGGAACCCATGCCAACCGTTTTCGCAAAGTTAGCAAGCTGCGTGCCATACTCGGTAGTTAGCCACTCACCCCACGACTCTAGCCCCTGAGGCACCTGAATCGTTTTGGAAACACCCCCGCCGCTGCTGGAAATCATAATGCCGCGCGTCAGCCCGCTGGCAGCCACCCGACCCGCCGTAGTGCCGGGATTGCCTTCGCTGCGCAAATACAGCGTAGTAAAATGTGCCACGTACAAGTGCATCCCCAGCATCCACGTGGAAAGCCACTTGGCCTGCATCAAACTGGCCGAAGCCAGATTGATAAACGTTGTCAGCACCACCAGCGGAAGATTCGTTATCAGTGCCGGAGCCACCAGCGCCGTGATGTTAACCAGCGCCCCCGTTCCCGCGCCCGATGTGGTGGTAGCTAAACCACTAGCAACGCTGAAGCCCGTTCCGGCATTGGTAATCGTAGCTGTCAAAATATTCCCGTTGTTATCCACGGAGCTTACAGTAAGCACGGCCCCCGAAGCGTCAGCCTGAACCGGCACAATAGTGTCCCCAACATCATACCCCGCCATTGTGCCGCCCAGTGTAAAAGCCTGAATCGCCTGCGCGTACGTTCCGAACTTGGGGTAAAAGGCAAGAAAGTCCGAAGCCTGATATGGTGGATTCGTACCGAATACCAGGCCCGAAGCTCCTGCCGGAAAGCAGCCTTCCACTTCGTCCGTAAAACCCCAGCCGCTCAGTAAGCCGAAATTAATGTTAGGGACGTTACCCAACGCTCGCAGTCTCCTTCCTAGAATTCTGCACGCGCACACGCGGCGCTCGCACCGGCGCTTGTGGGGGTGAAACCAGACCAATGTCAGCCGGTTCGTCCGGAGGTGGCGCTACCGTGGGTGTGGACTTCACTTCCACAATACGAATGCTGCCGTCGGCCACGCACTGCTCAAAATACTCGTTTTTCCGAAGCCAGTCCGGCACTGTCAGAAACTCATTCAAGCCAGTGCGCCGGACAGAAAACGTTTCCCCACCCACGGTGTGAGTAGGATCTTTGTGAAAAATGCGGCCCATCGTCGATGTTACTTGCATATTGGTACTCCTTCTTTAGGGGTTGTCGCTGGGTCTGGAAAATCTTTTGACCGTGCCCGCCGACGAAGCAGTAAATCCGCGCCCTCGCGAATCAACCCAAACGCCCGTTTCCAGTCGGAATTCGGCGTCTGCAGCTTTTGTTTGCTTGCCCAGTCGGCGAGCACAGCCAGGTCATGGTCATTAATGCAATCGTGACCGTTGCTGTTCGTGCTTAAAACAATTGTCTCCGTCATCGTATTTCCTTCACCCGGATATCCGTCCGGTCGGATCACCTGCGATTTTAAATGCCGTCCATGTAAAGCGCAGTCTGTGGACGCAGCCACATCACCTGACCAATGCAGCCCGCGTAAATGCTTTCGTATCCGCCGCCCGAACGCGAGGTGGGAACGGTCATCAGGGGAGTGATTTCCTGCGGAACGTAGCTCAGGACATCATCCTCCTTGTTGACGTAGGCCAGCGCCCGGCTGGTTCCGGAAGCACCCTGCGTGTAAATCCAGGGATTCGGCAGCGGGAAAATCTTGAACTTCTTTCCCAGGGCCGAAGCCAGGCAGTAGCGCTCGATGTATTCCTGAATCGACATGGAAACCGGAACGCTTCCAGACGAAGCCGGAACCACCATGGGCTGCGCTAGCAGCTGGTGCTGCGTAAACGGAATCAGCAGCGAGTCCGGACAGCCTTCCTCCGTAGAAAACCCGGAGTTGGCCACCGCCGTGTAAAGCATGGTCTGAATGTCATTGAAGATCTGCAGACCAGTCTTGGAGGCCCAGGTGGTGGAGCCGCCCGTGCCCACGGCGGCTGCCTGAACTGACGACACGTCGGGACTGTTAATCAGCCCCGGTTGCCCGCGCCAGCCCAGGTACGTGACTTTGTCCATGGCCTTGTTCCAGGTCAGCCGGATGCCTTTGCGCAGCCGATCTTCCAGAGAAAAAGGTGGGGCCACCTGATTGCGCTTCGCCGTTTGCAGCTTGCGCAGATCCAGCTCGGAAACGAACATCCCAGCCTGCCAGATCCAGGCGATCCAGTTGCCCTGTTGGAGGTCAAACTGAATCAGCGGAATGTCAGAGTTGGTAGTTCCCGACAGTCCGTATTCGTTACCACCGGAAGTGGTAAAGTTTTCCGCCCAGGCCGAAAGGTACTCCGGAAAGCCGCCCCCGAACTTAATAACAATGTCGCGAGCGTGGGTGTGGGCCTCCAGAGGCTCCACCAGCTTGGTGTGTGGTATGGAAAGCTCGGCATTGAGAAATGCCAGGCCCCCGCCTGAAATCGAGTCAAACGCGGCTGCGTCGAAAGAGCGACCGCGCATACGGGAATCTCGGTACATTAAGGTCTCCTTTCGTACTTAAGCAGCCTGCCGCTCAAGCATTGTGATCTCAGTTACGTTGTTGGCGTCCATGTTGCCGTTCTTGAACACTACGTTCACCAGGGCAACACAGTTGGTGGAAGTGTCGGAAAGACCTCCCGCCTCGAAACCGCCCACTACCCCGTTGGGAAACGCGGGGTTGTAGGTCTTACGAATGTACACGACACCCTGTGATGCAGGTGTGCCGTTTTGAATGTAGACGGACACTGTTCCGCGCACAGCAAAGTCGCACTGTGAGTTGGGAGCATAGCCGCCACCGACAGATACGTCCGGGTTCTGTGGGAACACAAGATTGGTTTTCACCTCGCGCCGTGCCACCCCACCGAATTTAGCCGCCGTAAAAGTGCCACCCTGGCCACCCTGAGCAGTAGCCAGAATGTAGTCGAAAATGCTAACCACGGTGTCGCCACCCCCACTTGCGTTGGGAATGACAACCACGCCCTGACCAAATTGAATGTTGTCCGGCGTTACGCCAAGTACCGGCTTGGAAACGACGAGAGGATCGCCGAGTTCCGAAACCGTGCCGGGAAAGCCATAGTTCAGCCCTGTTACCGGAATCACCTGTCCAAAAGGACTCATGATTATTTCACCTCCGAGTTAGTTGGGACCCGATGACGGGCCTTGAACATGTTGTTCAGTTCATCTGCGCGCTCCGCGCCAGTTTTGGCTGGCGAGCCGTCGGCTGCACGCGCCAAATGACGCTTACCTTCTTCCACCGATCGCCGGGCTTCTTCCGAGCGGCCAGTTGCGCCCGCTGCGAAGTCTGCATAGCTGCCCGCGCCATCGTGCTTGACGCTGGCATTGACGCTGGTGGCAATGGTGTCGAATGCTCGTGCCAGGTGCTTGGCCGCCGCACTGCCCTTGCCGGCCAGTTGAATGGCCTTGGCAATGTGGGGCTTGATGGCATTGAGCACAAAGGCAGCACCATCGGTTTTGCCTTCCTCGAACATCGCATCAAAAGCTGCCGCATCTGCTGCGTGGGCCATACGGCGAGTGCTTTTGTCCGGAGCCGCAAACAGCTCCACTAGCGGGGCTGCATCTTCTCCGTGACGTTCTTTTTCGTCCTTCTCTTCTTCCGTCTCAGCATCGTTGCCAATGCCGGGACTGCAGGTAGAAGGATCGGTTACGTCTGTGGGAGCGATATCTGCCACCGAAGAAGTTTCTTCACCCTCTTTGAAATGTTTGCCCATGAGTCCCTTCAGCTCCTCCAGGTCAGCGTCCTTGGCCTGTTCCGTTTCGGCGTGGGCCGAAAGAATACGATCCAGTGCGGCGTGCATACGCTTGCCATGATCGCTGGCCGCCGCATCTTCGGACTTCGGCTTTTTGTCTTTGTCGTTTTCCTCTTCCGTGGACTCGGCATCCTGTGCGCGTGCTCGAGTCACACTCGTGGCGGGCTTATTCGCTTTGCTGATTTCGCCCGCCGCTTCTGCAAGAGCTTCCGGCGTGGTGGCCTCGTCGGTCGCCAGCGCCTTCAGCCCTCGCCCGAGCAAATCCATCAGTATATTGCTCACGTGGGGTTTCTCCTTCTTGGTTGGAATTAGTTGCGGTTGTACGGCTACCACTGCGGGAGCCGCGTCGTTAATGCGCGCATCGTGACCGGCACGGCCCTTAGGTACCAAGGCCGCGTGGTTGCCCACGATGTCTGTCTGAAAAATCTTGCCGTTGCGGTGAGCTAGAGCGTAATTGTAACCAGAACTCAGCTCGCGCTCGCCGTTCTTAACTTTGGAAATAAGATCTGAGTGCGTGATAACAATGTCGGCCAGCATGGGCCAGTCACCCGAGTCCAGCGGCTCCGCGCCCTTGCGCACATTTTGAATGTGGCCACGCTGGTAAAGGTCAATGTTTTCCGGAGTTACAAACTGGTTACCGGGCGGGTGATTGTCCGTAAAAGCCTTGCCCTCGAAACTTTGCAGCGTGTCGGGATGAAACACTTCCGTAGGATCACGAAATACCTTGATGTCGTCATTGGGACTGACGTTGTCCAGGCCCAGCTTCTTAAGACCGTCCTCACCGTGCTCCCGAATCATTTCCGCACCTTTGTAAGTCTGGAACCCAGTGCGGCCAATGACGGCGTCCCTGCAGACGAGAAAGCCCTCGGGTGTCTCGCCGATGTTGTCGGAAATACGAGATATATAATAACCTATCATTTCATTTTTCCCTTGCGCATTCTTTCAGCAGATCTTTCTTCCGCCAAATTTTCACGGTATGCTGGATGACTTGGGGATGTTATGGGAACTCGCGGACCTTCACGTCGTAATTCTCTGGGATTTTTTAATTTACGATTAAGCTCCGCGCCATGAAGCGCCGCCTTTGTTTCTTTTTTACCTCCCCCCTTCCAACTTCCAGCGGCATGATAAATCGCAGGATCGACTTCTTCTCGCCCCCCACCTCTTTTCCTCGCTTCCGCCGCAGCCTTGCGAGCTTCCGGTGACCAATCGTCGCCCGCAAAATAAGCATCGGCACAGCGTTTCAACTCTTTCATATCGGCGTCGAAACTGCGCGAATTCTGCGGGCTACTGCCGAGCACCTGGCCCAGCGACTGATCCATCACGGCTCCGGCCTTACGTGCGGCACTGGTAGCCTGCTGATTGTAATTGTCCATACAGCGTTTCAGCTCCTTCATATCAGCGTCCGCCGTTTCCCCGCGTTTGTTCGCGGTAGCGTAAAACTCTCGCTCGCCAGCTTTCTCGCCGTTCTTTTCCTTCATCTCTTTCATCACTTCGCTCCCGTGACCGCCGAAGTATGCACTCACCGGCACAAGGCACCTCCCATGCGCGAAACCAGAAAACCAAAACAATTAATCTCAACCAGCCCCCGGCCACCGGGGTGCGGGTCGTGAACCAACTTACCGTTCAATCCCACACAGGCGTGATTGCCGCCGCGTTCAGAAATGCCTTCCATGGTGTGCCACGTAAACCCAGATGCAAACGCGGGGGCGATGGCCAGATCATCGATTGGCGTCTGAATGTAAAACAGTCCATACTCCCGTAAAAACTGCTGCACCGCCAGGATGAACGGCGCTTCATCACGCGGAAAGTCCGGCACAGAGTGCAATGGGATTTCCAGCAAGCTGGCAATGCAGGCCTCGAAGCAATTTCCATTCAGCTGACCCACGCGCGTTTGCATCACCGGAAGAATTCGGCTATCCTCTTGGTGTACGTTGTCCACATGCCGGAAGCATGCTCCGGCAAAAACTCACTCGGCTCCGCGTCCTGAGCTGCAGAAGGTTCACTTTCTTCCAATAGCTCTGCAGTGCTGGCCAGCACTTCACCATCGCCATCATCAACTTCAACGCCTTCCGGTTCCCAGCGATACCGCTCGCTGCGATCTTCTTCGTTAGCCACTGACATAAGAGCACTCCACAATTTTGTCATGCACCGCTTCCACGGTGAACATGGAACCGCGCGGCAGAACCACCTCGGCTTCCGCAGGATGCAGACTGAAGCCCGAAACATCCAAACCTTTGTCGCCCTTCTTCACTTTGATACGAACCACCACGCCGTTGTTGCTGAAATTGTTCGCCGTACTAAAATTCTTGGAACAGGAAAGATAGCCGTTGTCCAGGATCGTCATTCCCTTTTTTATTTCAGGGCCAAACAGCGCCTGCACGTTGGCCGCGCCCCGGTACACGAAGCTATCTTCTACGAAGGAGTGCGTCTTCATTGCCGCGTCAATGTTAGCCGCCAGCTGTGCGTGGCCCGGAGCCAGTGGGGAACCGGTGCGAAGGCTCTTGTTCAGCATGGAATACGCACCGTTGGTATAACTTTGCAGTGATGATTTTTGTGTTGGCGTCAATGGCACCGACGCGTGTGTCTTAGCCGCCGAAGGATTCTTAAGCTCCTGCTCCTTGGCAACTTTGGCAGCCTGTTCGTGGGCTTGGGTCTCCAGCGCCTTCGCCTGTTCTTCAGAAAGCGTTACCGTGGTTACGTTAGCCGGAGCAGGTTTGCTGGGATTCCACAACATGGAGGAATGATACCCAGGGTAGTCTTTTTTCAAAGCCTCCAACACTGCCGAAGAAAGCGTTGCTCCTTCTCCTGGAACGTTTTCCACCTTGTAGTACTTCCACGTCCCGCTTGCATAGGTCTTGATAAAGATCGTATGGCTGGGCTTTGTCTTGGCTAACTCTTTCTCCAGCACGGGGGCCGCCACGGGGTGCTGTCCGGCCTCTTTAATTGTTGCTGAGTTCTTCGCAATGGCGGCCAGCTTGGCAGCCTTTTTTGCCTGCCACTCCGGCGTGACCTGCTTCATCTTGTTCTTGTACCAGGCGATGGACTTCAAGTCCGTCTTGGTGCCAAAGTGCTGCGAGGTAGCTTCCGCAATCTCCTTGTCAGAATACTTTCCCTCCTTGATATGCTGCATTGCAAACGCGCCCGCCGTCTTGTGCGCGCCCTTTGGGATGGCCGTTCCTCCACCACCTGCTCCTGCTGTGAACTGGCCACCCCCTGCACCGCTCTTCACGCGTGGGTGCTCTGATTCAACGAACGCAGCGTCCCCAGCCCTGGCCGTTGGGGCTTCTTCCGTCTGCGCAGCCTCCGCGTTCATCATGTCTTCGGGCGACGGCGGAAAATCGTCGGGTGCACGGTTGATGTCCTCTTCCGTGATGTTGGTGCCGATGCCAGTCTGCGAGCTTGTCTCCTTCACTTCCTTCAGCGCCATCTGATGCGAAATGATCCCGGCGTTGTAATATGTCGTGATCGCAGTGGCCACCTTGCCAGCCAGATCGGCTTTTTCCTCCTCCGTCAGCACACGCAGCGGGGGGTATTTCAACTGAAAGTCTTCGGGCACGTCCCCGAACTCCGACATCATAATGACGGGGTACAGCTGCTGCTCCAGCACAGGGTTCAGCTCGTCGTCGCGGCGCTGGGCAATCTTTTGTTCGTAGATGCGCAGGTCAGCATCATTGCTTTGGGCCAGGCCCGACAACGTCCGGCCAAACAGTATGGGCACCGGAATCTCTGCGGCCCCGGCAATGTCCAGCTGAAACTGCTGGTACACGTCCGCCACGCCACCAAAAGAGTATTGGTGCGAAGTCAGCTGACCGTCCTTAGGCAGGTATAGCATGGACTGATTGGACAGTAAGTGGTTCTGCGCTTCCTGGATGGCATAAAACTTAGAAGCCGCGTCCGATGAAGTACCCACCCCGGAAAGCAAGCCCGCCAGCTCGGGGTTGGTCTGGGCCAGGATGGACGCACGGAACATTAAGTTCAGGATTGCCGAACTCATGTTGTCGCGCTTGCGAACTTCCTCGTACGTCAGTGCCAGCTGCGAAATACCCCAGCGCGAGTGCGCTTGTAGCTCCGGCTGCGGAACCTCGGGGCCAATGAAGCGCAGGATGCGGGAATGATGCACGCGCATCTCGGACTTTTGCTCGGAGCGCACGTTGTAAAACTCCGGCAGATTGAAGTTACGTGGAAACTCAAAGTCCTGCGAAGCCTCGCTGCCGGGAGTGATGCCAGACCAGCGGTCGAACGGTATGAGGCCCCGGAAACTGTTAGGGTTGACTTTGCTCAGGTCAAGTGGCTCGTCCAGGGCCTTCTCGTGGCCATCAATCACCATCAGCGCCCCGGCCCCGCCAAACAGCCGCGCCCACTTCATCACCAGCGCAATGCTCGCTTTAGTACCCGTGCGGGCCATGGTGCGATCGAACTCCTGCAGGTCGTCCGGAGCCAGGTCGGATTGAATTTTGGGCCACGCGCGAACCATGTCCTGAACCGGAGCGTCGATGATGCGGCGACTCAACCAACTTGTTTCGTACAACGTCAGCATCATCCAATAGTTTAAAGACATCCGAGTCATGATGTACTCGGTAGCCTCCGGAATAGACGGTGTCCCATAACCGAACCTAGCCATCACATTCCGCATCATATCATTGGCTCGCCCAAGACTTAGCTGGGTGCCCATGATATCATCGCCGTACTCCCTACTGGGACGAATACGCCGACGTGGAAGATTCGTGGGTTGGTGAATGGGAGTCACGCCGCCGCTCCTTGGGCCTTCCGGCGCTTATTAATCTTACGTAAATGCGGCCAACCTTGTGCAGCCATCTTTGCACGGCCTTTTACGCCTGCTGCAATACGTCCACGCACAGTACCACTAGTCTGGCCAACATAGCGTTTACCGCTGGCACGATGGGTCAAAAGATAAATTTTACCAAAAATAGGATCAGTCACAAGGCACCGCTTCTACATCGTTTACATTTTTTGACAGAGCCTTCAGCGCTGCTGGATCTCGGGACACTCTTTTTACGTATTCGTAACGCTGCTCCAAAGTTCCCTGGGGGCGTGGGCAGTTCCACCTATGATAACCGTAAAAACCCTGATGAAATGCACGTGGTTCATTGGTCGGCCAGATAGAAAGCAAACGCCCGCGCTCCATCACGCGAGTTATCAGCCCATCCTGTTCTGTAAACTGATCGGCACGCCCGTCCTTGAATACCGTGTTCAGGTAGCCACTCATGTTACCGAAGTAGTGTTGATGCGCGTGCTCCACAATAGGCGCGAGGTTTTCTCGCTTAAAGCAGACACCGATGGACGCGTAACGGTTATCTACAATGTAACCGTCGTCATGCAGACGTCCACCCTGTTTTAAAAAACGCGAGGCAATGGAACAGAACCATTGCCCCGCCGCCTGCGCACCCCGGTGCCAGGCAAAAAAGTCAGGACGCACCATCACATCGTCTTCCACCAGATAAACAAACTCCGCGTCTGTTGTGTGGGCCTCCGCGTATGCTGTCATCACATTAAAAGTGTTGCCATCGTAACGGTGCCGTGTACGCCAGTTCACTGTCAGTGGAAGATGCGGGAACCGAGCAAGCACTTCGTTGATCTCCGGTACGGGCGGAGCCGTGCGCACCGCGTCGTGTGCGTCCACGTAGATGCGAACATCCATGCCGCTGATCTCCGGACACTTTGCTAAGTGCTCCAGACAGAGCCACAGCATCTCAGGGCGCGAATATGTCGGAATGATGACGATGTCCTTCATGACCACGCCTTGGGGTTCCACCAGCACTCGGCAGACGATCCCACGTCCAGCACCACCTTGCCCTGCGCGGCAATGGCGGGGCAGATATGCTTGCTGGCAGGCCCGGCGCTCACCAGCACCAGCTGCGCTGCATTGGCGCTGGCCGCCTTCACCACGTCATCCGCCTGCTGCCAGCTGTCCAGCTCAATAAAGTCGAACGGCACTCCACCCGCCACATCCGTAGCCACGCGGCCATCGCGGTTGATAATCAGCATACCGTCAGCCAGCGCAAACATGGCCTGCTTCTGTTCGGGTGTCCACACGCGCGGAAAGTTAGGCCAGATGAAGGGCTGACGGTGAATGAAGCGCCGAACATTACTTATACAGTAAGGAATCCAGCCATCTTGAGCCAGGTACGTGCACTGTTCCGCCGCCTGTAGCAAGCGCCGCTGAATCTCGCCACACGTGATGTCCACGGTGCCATAGCGCCGGTTCCAGTGGTCAGGAAAGCGCATCATCTTTTCAGCCACGTTGTGCGTTTCGCAATAATCCAGAATCTGTGTTTCGCCGTCCGACATGCGCACAATAGAAAACGCCTGCTTGGCCTTCAGTGCCATGCACGTAGCCAGGTAAGCCCCCTCCGGTGACAGCTCGTCCCGAAAACCGGGCAGCCCGTAAGGCTCATTGGGAAACTTGATGATGTGACGCTGAAGAACGTCATTCATATCATGGCTTCGATCTTAATCCCAGCCAGCACCGGCATCACATAGTTCGCCGTCTCGCGGTTCTTCACCGCGAACATCATACGACCCCCCACGAACTGCGTAAAGAAACCCAACCGGTTCATTACCGGAACTGTCAACTCGCCCTTGTTGGCTCCGGTATTGTCGCAGTCGTCCAGCATAAAGCAATCGCAGCCCCGCAGCACACACAGCTCGAACTCCGCTAGGTTGCGAATCGGATCATTGGAGGAGTCCAGGTAAGCGAAGTCAATCATAAGTGCTGACGGCAACGCAATCAGCTGCTCTACTGAGTCACCTTCCAGCAGCTGAACCTCGTCGCGCGCGCCCTTGGCGGTCAATACCTTATCCGCTGTCTTGGTATCCAGGTCAATGGAGAAAAACTTGCCACCATGATCTTTGACCCAACGGGCGATGTACAGCGTGCTCCAGCCGTCATTGCGTTCGTAATTCTTTCCCTCACCCCGTATGCTGCCAGTTTCCACAATGTTCAACGGGCGCGGAACCAGCTCCGCATAAGTACTGATGGCCGCTGTCACCGCTTCGCCAGGTGTCATTTATTATTGATACTCCGAAAGTAAAGTGTCGAGCCTTAATCCAAAGGCCCGCGCCTCTCGTTCGTAACTATCGCGCGAGAGTTCTCTCCAATCCTTCAACTCAAAGTCCGTCAGCTTCATTGCGTATTCCACAGATCTGGCAATGTCGTCCGCCGCCACTGCGTGCTCTGTACCCCAGTTCCGTGGCTTGCTTGTTGTAGGGGCGATCAGCAACGCAGGATCAATCTCGTTCATGGGCGCAGCGTCCGTAGTAATCACGCAGGCCCCACAACCCAGGGCCTCGTGCAAAGCCATGCCGTAACCTTCGGCAGCCGATGGGCAGAGAAAGAACTGATACGAATTGAACAGCTGAATCAGTTCTTCCTCGCTCACACGCTGTGGCTCGCGCACCACCGTCAGTTCCACGCCCGCTAGCCTACAACCCTCCACGGTAGCTTCCGTGTTCTTCAACCCTGATTTACCGGCGACGTGCAGGAACTTACGCTGACGCGCAACTTCGGGGCGATAAAGATCGCGGGCACGCCAGCCGGTGTAGCGGCACCGGCCATTGACACGGTGCGCGAAGATTGCAGACGTGTTCTTCGTTTTGGCCAGCACACGGGAAAACGGCTGCAGCTGCCAGTGCTCGAAAAACCACTCGGGGTTGGGCACCAGCCAGTTCGCCGGAGCCAGCCGGTAAAGCGCGGAAACCACCTCGAGGAAGATGTTCACATCGGCCTGCACGCCACCAAAGTGATCGAACTGCACACGGTTGGTGAAGTGGCCGCGCTTTCCAAGCTCCTCCTCCAGAACTCGAGCGTCAGCCTCCAGGCCCACGCCGTTGAAATTCGTAATTAGATTAAAGCGCATCACCAGATCTTTGTATACGAAGGACAGTTCACCTGCGAACCGCTGCCACCGTATTCTTTGTAGTTGCAGCCCTTGATCGATGATCCATCTGACTTTCGGTACCGGGCATCTGCTCCTTGAGCTTTGTCTGCTCCGCGTCCAGCTCAGCAATGCGGACGGTGATGGCTTCCGCGGTCGGCACACGCCGCACGCCGTCGCATGTAGAACAAAACCGGACACCCGTGTCCACCAAGATTAAGGACTCCCCAAAAATCGAACCAAGATTTTCGATCTTTCGCTGGCGGCAACGTGTCCCCACAATCTTAGGCACAGTAGCCGAACGGGGCCGCACAAAGGACACGCCGCACAACTCGCAGATCTTCATTTCGCACACGAATGGCCCCCAAAGGCACCGTGTGGGAAAGCGGGCTAATAACGGCCAGACTCATGCGGCGGCGTACAGCCTCCAGGGCTGGATTTCGGTCTTGATGAAGTAGCGCACAGCGTCACAACCGTCGTCCTTTTGCTTCAGCGGCTGCTCCACACCGCGCTTGGCGGCTTTAGGGTCCCACATGTAAGCCTGCAACTGCATCTGTGTGTTCTTGGTGCGTCGCCGGTGAAAGTGCACGCGCCCTAAGGCCATCAGGCTGCACATCATGCGAATGCCATCCAGCACTTCGTTGTCGGCATCCTTGAACCAGATTCCGGCCTGAGAAAGTTCTGCCGCAAAGGACGCGCACTCCGGGGGTAGCAGGACGCACGCACTTTCCGCACCGCACTCTTTCTTGAACTTTTCTAAATCTTCACGATACTGCCGGTCTGTTTTTTGCCGGCCCGTAACGTGACTGTCCCACCAGTACTCGTGATCGCACCACAGATCCTTGCCGTCGTCCAGCCAGTCCAGGTACACCTGCACGTGATCCACACCGCAGTCAATCGAGATGCTGCGTGTGGGCCGCGAACCTTTGAGGCCAATGGGCGTCACCATGCCAGGCTTGCCGTTCTTCATTGTCCACGGCACGTCATCGTAAAGCAGATGCTCGCCCCAGACATCTTTCAAGATGGCACCTTCGCCGGTGACCCACAAGCCTAGTACAAAGCGCTGATGATAGAGCGAACCGGGCGGATAGATGGAATTCAGATAACCCTCGTACCAGTCCGGCAGGTTGGGATTGTCTGCGATTTCGAAGTGTATATGCTCCAGCTCGCCGCGCGTCAGCAGGGCCTCGTTGTTAATCAGGTCGGTGTACACGGGGTGAAACGGGGTGTCGGGGTTAGTTGTCCAATAGCTGCGCGCGCCTTCCACGGACATGCGGTTCTGCACCATCTTCCAGAAGGACACGGCCTGCAGCGTTAACTCGTCACCCACGTTGATGCCAACGGTGGAACCACGAATGATCTTTTCTGACCCTTCGTCCTTCGCGCCCACAGCCAGCCACTTGGTTCCGTACAGGTCAATCTCGCCCGACTGACCGTTGTAGCTGTAGTTGTCGCGGCCAACGATTTCGAACAGATCATTCAGCACGTTGTTCTTGATGGAGGACTTTGTCACGCCGGTGAACAGCCGCAGGCCCTTAATAGGATACTCGCACAGCTGCAGCACCTTAGGGTGCAGCGCCCAGGTCTTGGCGCTACGCACGGCACCTTCGAGCACTGTAAAACGTTTGTCGAGCCTTGGATCACGGAACGCGAACGAAAATGCTTTCTCACCAAATGGTTTTAAAAACGGTTCTTCTACAATCGAATGCTCAAGAACTTCAGGCATAATAACGTTGTTTAATCTGGCGTGCTTGTGCACGACGCAATCTCATCTTATGACGTTCCACGGCAGGCCCGCCACGCTGCCAATAACTTAGTGCGGCCTTACCAAGATTTTTTCGGTATTCTGGTGTGAACTTCCGCTTGTGAGAAGCCCAATAAGCGCGAACAGCATCACGATGCTTACGACGGTTTTCTTTTGAACGAAAATGTCGCTTGCTCGCATCCGCTATCTTCTTACGGTGATCTTCGCTCTGCGGCCCGTACTTTAAACCAGTTAACGCAGCAACAGTCTTTTTTGATTCTTCGCTCCAAACACGAGCCTCCGCACCTTCGCCCCCAGCTGTCAAATTGTAGCCACGCGGGCCGAAGCTCTCAAACTCACGAATCCAAAACTTTTCGCGGTGTATAAGATCGTCCCACGTACTTAGCACTTCGATTGTAAACACTCGAAACTTCGCTTCTCCATATTTTCGAATCGCTTTATGGATTGCAGCGGGAGAACCAGCTTTAGCAGAATCAAGATGCCGTTGCCAACGCTTGTGCAAACCGGAACTAGCACGGCCAACATACTTCTTACCCGTGACGAGATAAATAATTCCAGTCCATTTCATTCCTTCAACCTCTTCACAGGCCCCGCACGGAACGCAGCCAGCACATCCTTCAGCCGGTCAGCGCCCTGCGCGGTGCCGCCGTTCATCAGATTGCGGAACTTCATTGCCATTGCAATGGCCTCGCCCTTGTTGTGGAAACGGTAACGAACCAGCTGGCCAGTTTCTTTGTCGAACTCAACAGCCGAGATCGCAGCGCTGACGGCCATGTCCAGTTCGTGGGGCTGCTTAAGTGTTCCATCTGCGCGATAAAGATCACCAACGCGGGAAAAAGTAACGTAGCTGAGTTCCGCAAGGATGTTACCTGGCTCCAGACGATAGCGAGCCATGCGCTCGGCCACTTCGCGCTGCAGCACGGCCTTGACAGCTTTAATGCTGAACACAGCGCCCGGCGTAGCCGACACCAGCCCCGCTTCGCGCTCTGCCAGAGCTTTGTTGCCGTGGTGTAAAAAACGCTCCACCGCGTGCGCTTCCTGGGGTGTGAGGCCGTCGGCATCCAGCTCCGGGTCACGCTCGTGCTTGGGGGTGTCATAGCGCTGACGTTTCTGTTTCTTAGCCGCCACACTAGATTTCTAAGCCTGGGTGCTTTGAGCCGATCGACCAGCGCATTGCTTCCGGGTAACACAGATCAAGGTTGCCATCACTCATGTAGGAATTCCAGGCGTGGAGCTGTTCACCGCGTTTCTCAACAGCATGCACGAGCTTCTTCACAGCCATCCAGCCGAGCGGCGTGCGCAGCTTGAGAACCGAACCGTTTTCATTCAGCGTCAAAAGGTGAGGAACAGCGGCAACAGCACGGGCGGCAAAAGTAGCGGAACAGGAAAGGGGAGGCGCTGTAGAATCGTGGCGCTGAAGATAGACGGTGACGCGCATTGTATCGATAGTACTATCGAACCCGGACTATGATCCGGTTATCGAACTCAGTAAGCGCCGTGCGCCGCGCTTCTGAGGAGAATCGCGAACCTGCCGCGAAACCCTGCGTGCCTGTTTTTGGATAACCAAGTATACCGCGCCGGGGCGCTTTTCACAAAGCACAAAATTTTGCCCGAAAATCCGGCGTAATTCAACTTATGCACAAAAACCCTGCATTTAAGCGACCCCGGTGGAGGTCAAATGGGGATGGGCCTATAAACAAGAGGGTGCGAAGCGCGAAAAACGCCAACTAACGTACTTACTAACCTAACGTGTTTTCCTATTCTGTACTATATCTAGATTACACTCCTATATATAACCTAATTTTCCTTTAACCATTACAAGATAAGTTACGTTAGTACGTTAGTTGATACAGGAATACCCTTGTGCTTACAGGCGAAAACCTCCTAACGAACGTATTTCTAACGTAAAAACAACGTTAGGTGGCGCACTTCGTGCCGCGCAGCCGCGCACTTCGTGCTGTGTTTGTAGGTCTTCCTACAACATATGTCACGTCAAAAGTTTTCTCACAAAAAACACGTTAGTACGTTAGGAAACTTTGGGCTTTGTGAAATGCCCAAAACCGGGGTATAATTGCCTGCCACTGTAAGCCGGTGGTTATAGGGTTCTTGTAACTGGTTTTGCCCGGCCCGTCAAATGTTCATCGACCTAGAAACGGACGCAATTTTGCTTCGGGACGTGTTCGGCCCGCAGTGTTTTTGCCGTGATTGCCACCACTACACCTATGCAACCGGGGCCGAAAAAGCCAAGCGTTGTGCTTGGTGCGGCAGTCCAAACATCGGGGGCCAGCCCGCTTTGCTGGGGCCAACCAAGGCCCAGGGTCGGGTGGAACCGCCTCAGCGCCCACCTACCAAGCACCAGCGCCTGCAGCTGGGCTTTGCCTGGCTGCACGGGGAGTGGATATGAGTACGCGCCGTGCGCCTCTTATTATTAGCCTTCCCGAAGAACTGCTTGCCAGCATTGATGCCCTAGTAATAAATCGCCCACCATGTCCCCAGTGGCCGTTTGCCGAAAAAGTAGTTAACCGCCATCTTACCATTCAGGAAACAGCAGAACTCACGCGCTACCGGCTGGAGCACGAAGCCTGGGAAAACTGGCGTACTCTGAACAACCGCAGCCGCTCTACGGTCATCACGGAGCTTTTAAAAAAGGGGATGGAGCACGCACCCGAACTGTTTAAAAAACCCGCGCCAGTTCCGCAGGTTGTAGTAACCGGAGCAAAAGGACTGTACCGGCCTAAAATTATGGTTGTTCCTAGCAGCAGCGAGACCGTAGCAGCACCGAAAAAACGACTGCGGAAGAAGCAATGACGAAGGCTCAGGTACGTAAAGCCATGCTTGCTAAGTTAGAATTGTCGGGCCTTACGTCTAGGGACGCCACCAAGTGTGGTTTCGCGCCTATGACGGCCCCACCCAAAGGTCTAACACAGTTGCCAGCTGCGGGCTTCGTCATTCCATACTTCAATGCCGCAGGCAAGCGGACAGATTTCTATCGCTACCGATATCTGGAGCAACCCGTGCGCCGGGGCTTTGCTGCCGTGGCGCAACACAAGGAGTCTCGCTATATCCAGCCTGCCGAGGCCGCACCACAGGTTTATTTTTCGCCGCTGTTTAACTGGCACGAGCATGCTGCCATGACTGCAGAAGACAGAGCTATTGTTATTACGGAAGGTGAACTGAAGGCGGTGTGTGCTACCAAGTTCGGCATTCCAGCCCTAGGCCTGGGTGGGGTGTGGAACTTCAAGACCAAAACTTCCCCGCTCATTGCCGATCTCGAGGCGCTGGAGTGGGAAGGCGTTCCCACCTATATCGTTTACGATTCCGACGCACGCAGTAACTATCAGGTAATGCAGGCAGAAAACGCACTAGCCACGGAGCTGCTGAACCGGGGAGCGGCGATCGTCGTTGTTCGTTTGCCGGAGTTAGCTCCCGGAAAAAAGACAGGCCTAGATGACTTCTTAGTTGCCGAGGGTCTAGATAAGTTCATGGATTTAGCACGGGAAACCGAGCCATGGGCTACTTCGCAGGCGCTGCATCAGCTGAACGAAGAAGTGGTGTTTGTGCATGATCCCGGTGCGGTGCTAGAGCTGAAATCGTTTCAGCGTATGACGCCCAACGCTTTCACGAACTCCATCTATGCCAACCGCACCTGGAAAGAAACGGTTACGGTCAAAGGAAAAGACAGGGTTGTGAAACGCTCTGCAGCGGTGGAGTGGCTGAAGTGGCCCATTCGAGGCGAAGTCAAATCCACCACCTATGCCCCCGGTCAGCCACGTATTACAGCGGCAGGCGAGCTGAACACCTGGCCGGGTTGGGGCATGAATGGCACTACGGTGCAGGAAGGCAGCATCAAGCCGTGGCGCGAACTGATTGGTCACTTGTTTAGTGGGGAAAAGCCGGAGTATGTCAAGTGGTTCGAGCAGTGGCTGGCCTACCCGCTGCAGCACCCTGGAGTGAAATTGTTTAGTGCAGTGGTCATGTGGGGTGGGCTGCATGGTTCGGGCAAGAGCCTCACCGGCTACACCATGGGCCGCATCTATGGGAAAAACTTTTCCGAAATCGCCGATCGCGACCTGCTGGGCAACTTCAACGAGTGGGCTGAGAACCGGCAGTTTGTGATGGGGGATGAGATCACGGGGGGTGAGAAAAGACTAAGTGGCGACCGCATGAAAAGTCTGATCACGCAACGCTTCCTGCGCGTCAACCCCAAATACATTTCCACTTATATCGTACCGGATTGTATCAATTACTTCTTCACCTCCAATCACCCTGACTCGTTCTTTCTGGAAGACAGCGACCGGCGTTACTTTGTGCACGAGGTGCGGGTGAGGCCGCTGTCGGATGCCTTCTATAAAGAATACGACAAGTGGTACAAGAGCGATGCCATGGGGGCACTGTTCTGGTATCTGCTGAATCTTGATCTCACGGGCTTCAACCCCAGTGGCAGGCCCCCCGACACAGGCAGCAAGCGGGAAATGATCGACCTGGGCCGGTCGGATGCTGGAGCGTGGTGCGCGGCGCTGCGGGAAGACCCCGCGCAGATGCTAAGCGTGGGCGGCAAGCCGCTGCCTTACTCGCTCATGACTTCGGAGGAGCTGCATGCGCTGTTCGACCCACAGAAAACCTCGCGTCTTACACGCAATGGTTTAGCTCGCGAGCTGCGGCGGGCGGGCTTTCGCAAGGTGTTCGACGGGCAACTCATGTGGACACCACTGGGCAACCAGCGCCTGTGGGCGGTGCGCAACATAGACAGGCTGCTTGCGGCCAGCCGTGAGGACATTAAGGAGATTTTCACCAAAGAGCGTGCAGCGGCGGTCGCGATGAAGGAGAAATTTTGAATCGAATTGACGGCCTATGAAGTCCTAGGTTATAATAGATTTATGGACAAAGCTATTGTTGCCGTGCTTCAACGTCGATTTCCCAAGGCGAATTTTCGTCGGTATTTTTCATTTTTAGATTCTATTAAACCGTTTCGTGGTAAGTATTTTGCCATTCATCATATAGCGCCGCGCAGTGAATTTCCTAAGTTGGTTTATCAGAGTAACAATAAGTTGAAAGTTTCTTTGGCGAACCACTTCCGTGCGCATTATTACCTGGCGTTGGCAGTTCCTTCATGCCGTAATTTTCAATGCGCCTTTTATCTTATGGCTTGTACACGGGCATATAGGGTTCGTTTATCGGAGTTGTCCAGCTATGCTCAAGTCTATGAAAAAGGTTTGCAGGCTGCTATACGTCGGAGCCGGCAATTAAACAAAACTCCACATATGCAAAAGCTTTTAAAGAAAGCCCAAGGAATATGGAAGAATCCGGAGTTTGTTGCAGCACAACGGGTGCGGGCTAGAAAAATATTAGCTAAAACACGCAAAACGAAATCATTCCAAGTAGCTTTTCGTAAGGCTATGAAGAAGTTACATCGTGATCCGAAGTACCGCGCTAAGGCAAGGCGATCACAAAGCCGTATTCTTAAAGCTCTTTGGAAAGATCCAGAATTTCGGGCACGGAATTCTAAAGCGTCTAGCGAACGTATGTTTCGGACGCGGCGAACAAAAAAATTTAAACAAGCGTTACAAAACGGAATAAAGACTCTTTGGCAGGATAAAGCATTTCGAGCCCGCCACAGTAAGGCATCTAGCAATCGGTTGAAACGTTTAGCGCGAGAAGGAAAAATAGTGCGTGTTCGTGGGCGTGTGGTGAAATTTTTATGACTAGCATTAAACCTAAAAAACCACATGCTCAGAAAATAACCGCTTATGATCTCCTCGGTTGCCCACCAGCAGCCTCAATCGAACAGCTACATGAAGCTTACTTACAGATCGCATTTTCCACCCACCCTGATCGTGGCGGCGACGGGGAAAAGTTTAAGGCCGTGGCCCTGGCCTGGGGCCAGGTGAAGATGACAGAAGAACGGCGGCGCTATGACCGTCAATTGAAACTTGAGGGTGTGCTCAACTGCCTGCCCTGCAAAGGCCGGGGCGTGCGTTCGTACTTTGAGCGTGGACGTTTCAAAAAAGACGCAGTGTGTCTGGCGTGCAAAGGCACAGGGAGGGCTTAAAATGTTTGAAACCCGCATTGTTGACGCGCTGGAGAGCTTAGTCACTATTGAGAGCGAGCGCCGAGACATTGAGAACCAGCTTCTGGACTTACTGCGGAGCCAGTTTGCGCCGATTGGCTTCCGTATAACCGAAACCGCAATTCAACCTACAGGAGGAACTATGACTATCGCAAAAGCAGGTGCAGACTTACAGATTCTTGACAACGGCAAGGGCGTGCTGTTCACGCTCACCCCCGTCAACCGAGCTGGTAACCCCGAACCGCTACCAGCGGGCACCACCGTGCTGGCAACCAGCAGCGCCCCGGCATCGCTGGCCGTGGCTCCCGACCCTGGCGATCCCAATGCCACGCCGCCCCGCCCCGCTGACACCACCGGGCTTATATTTCTGGGAACCGTCCCGCAACCCCCAGTGGATGCTGTCGGCGTCGTGGTGACGTTCTCTGCCCCGTTTGGTTCTACCGCTGCCGATCCGATCGACGTGACAGCGGACAACAGTCCCGTCGGATTCACCATTACGGAAACGGCGGAGTAAGTTTTTAAATCTTTGATGAAAGGAGGACAAGTACTATGGCCGATGTAACGAATCTTCCCACGGACACGGCGACCCTGGTCAGTGATGTCAAGGCCGCTGCATCCAAACTCAGTGGCGACGCCCAGGATGCCTTTAAGCAGTTCCTGGCCGACGCCCATCAGGAAGTAGCGGACGCAACCGGAGCGGCTTCCACTATCTGGAGCCAGCTGCTGGCGGCAATTCACGGTACAACCCCGGCAGCAGTGCAGGCTGGAAAGTAAAACAAGGGTACGGAGAAAACGTGGCTTAAAGCATGCGAACGGCACGACAAGCTCTTGTTCGTTTTAACTGCGGGAGCCGTGGGCCACATATCTTTATGAACCTCAAAGACCAGATTCGCAGTATCCGGCGCGGTATTGTGATTCGCGCGCTAATGAGCAACAACGGTAATGTGGGCATCACCGCCCGCGAGCTGGGAGTGAACCGCAATCACATCGGTCAGCACATGAACCTCAACATTAAACAGCTTCGCCAGACCTGCAAGGACTTGAAGGCTCTTATGGAAACAGAATCGTTGCCACCGGTATTGAATCGCCGTCATCTTCCGGAAACGCGCGCCAGCGTGAGCCACACCTTTAAGATTGAGGCCACCAGCTGTCACGTCATTGTGGGGCTGTTCGAGGATGGTTCGCCCGGCGAGCTTTTCCTGCGAATCGGCAAGGTGGGAGCACGGGAGCATGGTTTTGCCGAGGCCTGGGCGGTGTCTATCTCGTTGATGTTGCAGTTAGGCGTGCCTCTCACCAAACTGGTGGAAAAGTTCGCCTATATGAAGTTCGAGCCACAAGGCCGCGTGCTGAGCACGGAGCTGCACTATGCGCACTCGGTGGTGGACTACGTGATGCGCTGGATGGAGCTGCGCTTCATCAAGGGCGTGCCTGCTGCGTCGCGCCCAGAACAGCCGGTATTAGATTCCATTGACGCGCAACGCTGCCCCCACGGTTGTGGCAGCAAAGGAACCTGCGGTATATGCCGAGGTACAAAATGAGCCTGCTTAGTTACCTTGATCTCACAGTGCTTGTGAAAGATGGTGTGGTGACGAATTGCCCTATGGAGCTGGTTAACGGAGCCAGCATTGATGTCACCCTAGCTCCCAAGATTCTTATTGAACGCGATCAGCGCCGCAGAAGAACGATAATCAATTACCAAAAAAGAGAACCGCTGCGAATGTTGGAACATGTGATGGGCGAGGAAGGCTACCCGCTGTATCCGGGGGAGTTCATTCTAGCTTCCACCGAACAGATCTTCAACCTGCCCAACAACATTGCCATGGAGCTGCGGATGAAGAGCAGTGCCGCGCGCACCGGCCTGAACAACATCATGGCCTGCTGGGCCGATCCCACGTGGCACGGGTCATCTTTGACGCTGGAGCTGATCAACTGCACGCGCTTCCACACTGTGCTGCTGCATCCCGGCGACAGGGTAGGCCAGGTTATCTTCCACAGGTGTGCTCCAGTGCCCGAGGACGCAGCCTATGCCACGCGAGGGCGGTATAACAATGACGCTGAGGTTTCGGGGATAAAAAAGTAGTTGCGCGTAACGGGGTAGTTACGGTATAATAGAAGGCCCGGAGGATTTATGGCAGGCTACGGAGAATTCACCTGCGCAATGTGCGGTGAAACTTTCGAAAAAGCACGTCCCGACGAGGTCGCTCTCAAAGAAATGACGGACATTCTTGGCGACGTGCCGCCGGACGAACCGTTGTCTGTAGTTTGCGACGATTGCTGGCAGGAAATCAGCCCTCGTAAGCACCCGGAAATTGTCGAAGCTACTAAGAATATTTTTGCTGCCCGCGCACGTGGAATAAAAGAAGGCGCTGCGTGATCCAGCTCCCATCCACCAACGCCGCCGTGCGCTGGCTGCTTGATCCGGTGGAGCACCCCATCCTGGAACAGGCGCTAGAGCACGCCGTACGGAGCCGCGCCCAGATTCGGGGGGTAGCCCTGCTGCCACCGGAACTTTGGAGTGCGGCCTACCTGCTGGCGCTGGTGGCGGAGCTGTACAACGAGCCTGACCTGCTGGATCACCGGGCGTGGCTGGGCAAGCGCATTCGGGCGAAAGTCGGACGGGAGATAACGCTGGAAACCATCGGCCATGAGGCCACACTGGTGGCTAACGCCTACAAGGATTTAACGGGAGTGTTCGATTTCAAGGAGAAACAAAATGCTTAACCACGCAAATGTTCGCGAACGTCTTGACGCCGAGGACGCAGCTCGTCTACAAACGCTGTTCGGAAAACCGCATGATGGGGAAGAGGCGAAGCGCCGTTATCTGGCGCAGTTCGAGCATCCCGGCTGTGGCGGGGCACCGGTGGCCTACGTCAATGGTGGGGCACAGCTGGGCTGCACCGGCTGCAGCATGACCTGGCCCGCTGCGGGCAAGCTGGGCGACGCGGTGCTGACACAGTTTCACAGCATCGTGCTGGTGGAGAAATTCTGATGAACGTCCCTAAGACGTTGTTAATTCCATGGCATAACGCGGATATGGTGCCGGGATTGAAGACCCGCATATTACGTCACGAACGTTTTAAGCGCCGCACCGCCGCCTGGGCCGCGCTGCAGCTAATCCGAAAGTTTTACCCCTGGAGGCTGAAACGTGAAACTGCTGCGTGATCTTTACAACAAGCTGAAGCGGGCGGTGAGCAAGGAGACCTACCGCGCGCCGCGAGAGCTGGTGCTGAAATCGAAACCCGAGTCCCAATTTGGGACGCGGCGAGAACGTGTCAGCCGCGCGCAACACAAATACAACTGGTGCGCGGCGTTCAATCGCCGCAACGGTCACGTTGTTCCGGAAAAGTCCACAGAGAGCATTTACTACGCGGCTCACAGAAGGAACAGAGCATGAAAAAGATCAAGCTCGTCGTTGACCGGTACATTGGCATTTTCTACATTATGAACGCACGCGGCCAGTGGCGGCATTTTGAACACGTGGGCAATGCCGGAGTAGCGGAGCAGATTGCCAGCATGCTGCGCCGTCTGGGTCACGAGGTTCAGATCGAAGATGCAGATATGGGGGATGACCTGTGAAACTTAAAAAGCTGCTGAAGAAGTCCGTCAAGGCCGTGCGCAAGGGTGAGAAGATCACGCTTGTCCAGCCCGTAGACTTGCCCAAAGGCCTGAAGACCGACGCCAAAGGCGAGTTCTTGCTCCCCACGTCCCCCGCCACCTGTGCTGACCTGTTGTACGAGATTCGGGAAAAGCGCCTGGGGCTGCAGCGCCAGTGTGAACGCTTTGAAAATGCCGAAGCCGCGCTGCGGGACTTTTTTATTGAGACGCTGCCAGCGTCTCATGCAACAGGTGTGGCCGGAGAAGTGGCCCGTGTGCAAATCGAAACGCGGCCTGTTCCACAGGTTGAGGATTGGGACAAGCTCTACACCTACATTGGTAAGAACAAGGCGTTCGAGCTTCTGCAGCGTCGCCTGGGAGAAGGTGCGGCGAAAGAGATCTTGGACGCTGGGCGAGGGAGATTCGCGGGCCTCACAGTATTCATGGCAAAGAAGGTCTCATGCACGAAAATCTAACCCAACACGATGCAGAAGAAGTTGCGAAGTTTCAGCAGTATCTCGCTGACCGCAAGACCATGGAACCACGAGAGCTTTTTGAAAAGTACCGGGGGTATCTAGGACTGAGTGCTGAAGAAGCAGAGAAAATTCTACCATCTATCTACTGAGGAGAACACAACAATGCCAAAGAACAAAGCTGAAAAGAACACGGCCCTTGCGAAGTATGACGCGCGCTTTGCCGAACTGGCCAAGCGGGCGAAACAGGCGGTATCCAACGTTGCCTCCGGAGGCAATTTCATCTCCCTGAAGGGTGGTGTCATGTCCTGGCAGGGAGCGGTGATCCCGGAATCCAAAATTCGCTGCATTGTCATCGACGCCATTGCCGAGAACCAGTTTTACGAAGGGTCGTTCGATCCGGAAAACTTCACGGCCCCCACCTGCTTTGCCTTTGGCCGCGATGACAAAGGCGACAACATTGATCCTGACGCCATGGCTCCGCACGCGGATGCCGCTGAGCCACAGCATGAAAGCTGCAATGGCTGCCCGCAGAATCAGTGGGGTTCGGCAGATGTGGGCCGGGGCAAGGCGTGCAAAGAGGTACAGCGCCTGGCCCTGATCACGGAAGCGGAAATGGACAATATTGAGGACGCCGAAATTGCGTTCTTAAAGGTGCCCGTTACCAGCGTGAAGACTTGGGCCGGTTACGTGCGCGATCTCGCCAACACTTACAACGGCATGCCGCCGCTGGCCTTTGTTACGGAGATCGCCGTGGTGAAGGAAAACACCAGCAAGCTGCCGGGGTGGCACCTGGAGTTTAAAATTGAGCAGCAGCTGGATGATCCACAGGTGTTCGATGCGCTGTTCAAGAAGTACGAGGCCGTCAGCAAGAAGATTGCCTTTCCTTACGTGAAGTTGGAAGCTGGCGAAGCCCCGGCCAACGGCAAGGGTAAACAGCGCGCGGCAAAGCCTGCACCCAAGGCCCCGCGCAGGCCAGCGCCGCCCGTTCCTGTGGCGTCGGCTGCACCGGTAGCCAGCTCCAGCCGGGTGGCCGTGGGACTGAAACGGCCCGTGAAGCAGCCGAAGTACTGAAAGCCTGGGTCTCTTTGGTGGGAGCGTAAGCGTATTCGGTGGAGACTGTAGCGGCAACTGGCAAGAACTAGTGGCGTGCGGGAACCGCAAACCTAATCGCCCACGTCGAATGCGGCCCAAAATTTTTTAGGAGGTTATTAAAAATGCAGCAGCTAACATGGATCGAACTCAACGACCAGCTTCGCACGCTTCGGACGGAGGCACAGGTGCTGGAGCTTTGGCAGCAGGAGCGTGAGGCCCGCCGTCCGCGTAAGCGGTGGCTGGCGCGTATCTGGGGCCGTTACAAAGTCCTGCGTAACAAACGGGAACAGCGCGAGCTAGGCCGCTTGCGCAACAGCCCACGCACGCAGAAGCCACAACAGGAGAGTGCCGCGTGATGTTAAAGCCGTTCTTTACGTATTTTGGCGGAAAGTATAGACTGGCTCCTTATTACCCACCGCCTCAACGAGGATTGCCTATTATTGAACCTTTCTGTGGTTCGGCGGGTTATGCCTTGAGATATGCGGATTTTCCTGTTGTTTTGAATGATATCAATCCAGAAGTTTCTGAAGTTTGGCGCTACCTTATCAAGGTGAACGAATCAGAAATTTTACGACTTCCGTTGAAGATTGAAACTCGCGATTCTATCAAAGCGTGCCAAGAAGCAAGATGGCTGATTGGATTTTGGCTTAACAAAGGCATGGTGTCGCCGTGTAACATTCCTTCTAAGTGGATGCGAGAAAACGATGGAACAAAATACCCAATTAAGAAATTTTCGTATTGGGGCGAAGGCGTGCGTGCCAGAATTGCGGGTCAGTTGTCAGCAATACGGCACTGGAAAGTATTTAATCTTCCATATCAGTCTTTGACAGGAGTTGCCAACTGGTTTATTGACCCCCCCTACAGTCATAAGCCAAGGGCCTATGGCACTGAAGTAAACTACAAACAACTTGCAAAATGGTGCCAGTTAAAAACCAAACAGGTTATAGTTTGCGAGCGAGAGGGTGCAACGTGGCTGCCGTTTAGGTTATTTCGGGCATCGAAAGCGCTTGAAGGCTCTCATGGAATTAAAATCTCTCAAGAAGCAATTTGGTGCCGGGGTGTTGTATGACCTCCATCGCCCTGCTCCGCAAACAGATCGAAAAGCCCAAAGCCATCGCGGGTCCGGCGCTGAAGACGTTCGATTATGCGGTGCTAGATTTTGAAACCGATGCCATTGACCGCCGCCCGGAGTACCCTCCCAAGCCCGTCAGCGTGTCTCTCCAGATGCCCGGCGACCGCAAGCCCAAATTCTACGCCTGGGGTCACCCCGAAGGTAACAACTGCACACGAGACGAAGCCAAAGCGCGGTTGAAAGACCTGTGGAAGTCAGACCTGCCGATCGTTTGTCAGCATGGAAAATTTGATCACGAAGTGGCGGAAAAGCATCTGGGGCTGCCGCTGCTGCCGTGGGATCGATGTGAAGATACCGAATTCCTATTGTTCTTGCACGACCCCCACGCCAGCAGCTTCTCGTTGAAGCCCAGCGCCGAGCGCATCCTAAGCATCAAACCTGAGGAGCAGGACAGGTTGAAGGACTGGATTCTTAAAAATGTGAAGGGAGCCAAGCCCAGCAACTTCGGGGCCTTCATCGCTCAGGCTCCCGCCAGCATCGTGGGGCCTTATGCCAACGGCGACATCTTCCGCACCAAAAAGCTGTTCGATCATCTGTTGAACGAGATTCACCAACGCGGCATGATGAACGCTTACAACCGCGAACGGCGTATCATGCCCATCTTTCTTCGCAACGAACAGCAGGGCATTCGTGTGGACATGGACGGCCTGGAGCGTGACATAAAAAAGTACCGCCGTGCGCTGGAAACGGCAGATGCGTGGTTGCGCAGGCGATTGAAGGCCCCCACGTTGAACCTGGACGCCGACAAAGACGTGGGTGATGCGCTAGACAAGCAAGGGATAGTCACACAGTGGACGTGGACTGCAGGAGGCAAGGGCCGAGCACCGCAGCGCAGCGTGTCCAAAGCTAACATGACCATGGACAAATTCACCAACCTGCAGGTGGGCCTGGTACTAGGCTATCGTAACCGCTTAACCACGTGTCTTTCCATGTTCATGGAGCCGTGGCTGGAAATCGCAGGCCGCATGGGCGGAACAATCCATACGGAGTGGAATCAAGTTCGGCAACCCGGCGAGCGCAAGGGCCTGAAAGGCACGCGCACCGGGCGGCCCAGCACGAATGATCCGAACTTTTTGAACCTTAGTAAAGACTTTGAAGACAAGGATGATGGCTACACACACCCTCAGGGCCTGGGTCTGCCGCCGCTGCCTTTGGTGCGGCGATATTTATTGCCAGACGAAGGCGAGGTTTTTCTTCATCGAGATTTTTCGCAGCAAGAGCTTCGCGTGCTGGGGCACTATGAAGATGGTTTTTTAGCCGAGCATTACAATCAGCGGCCTTACCGTGATGCCAAGGGAGAAATGTGTTTTGATGTACATACTGCAGTTCAAAAGGCACTGATACAAATTGCCATGGTGGAACTGTCTAGACGTGGGGCAAAGATCGTGAACTTTTCTGATATCTACGGTAAGGGTCTGACAAACCTAGCTGAAAGTCTTCACGTCGATCTCGACACGGCTAAGGCTATTCGTAACGCTAAGAATCAGCTCATGCCCGGCGTAGCGGCGCTAACGCAGATGGTAAAAATGCGTGGTCAGTCCGGCCAGCCCATCCGTACGTGGGGTGGACGTGAATACTATGCAGAGCCGCCGATGTATTCCAAAAAGTTTGGGCGTGTTATGGATTTTTACTATAAGTTGCTAAATTACCTTGTGCAGGGGGGTAGTGCAGACATTACGAAAGAGGCATTGATTCGCTATGACTCCCATCCCAAGAGGGAAGGCCGTTTTCTTGTAACAGTGTACGATGAAATCAATGCGTCCTCCGGCCCACCAAAGCGAGCGAACGAAGAGATGAAGGCACTGCGGGAATCCATGGAATCTGTCGAACTAGATGTACCTTTGCTTTCGGATGGAAAAATCGGTCCTAACTGGGGAGATATTAAAAGTTGCTGGAAAGCTCTGCCGTGCGAACGGGAAGAAAGTGTTAAAATCGAAACACCATGGTGGTGAAATGACGCCGACGCCAAGATTGATTCAGATAAGTGCCTGGTCGTATTCGCGCTATCAGAAGTACACGCAGTGCCCCTTTCTGGCTAAGTGCCTGTACATCACGAAGCTCAAAGAGCCGGACTCCCCCGCTGGCGTGAAGGGCACCCGCGTTCACGCCATCGCGGCGCTGGTGGTGAGCGGCAAGCTGCCCAAGCCGGACAGGGACAATTCGCAATTCATGCCGGAGCTGCAAAAGATTTTGAAAAGCGGCAAGCTGCCGGACGAGCTTTCTACCTTCACCGAGGAATTCAAGGCCCTGAAGAAGGCTCGCGTACTGTGCGAGTCGGAGTGGGCCTTTACCAAGGACTGGGTTCCCACCAGCTGGTTTGGGCACGACTGCTGGCTGCGAATCAAGGTGGATGCGCACTACCTGGAAGGTAGGAAGAAACCTACTGTGGTCATCATCGATCACAAGACCGGCAAGATTCACGAGGATCATGCGCTGCAGCGTAGCCTGTACGCACTGGGGGCCTTCCTGCAATATCCAGATGCCGCGCGCGTCAAGGCGTCGCACTGGTACCTGGATCAGGGGGAAGAAAAGAGCGACGAGTGGACGCGTGACCAGCTGGAAGCGCTAAAGACGGAGTGGCTGAAGCGGACACGGGCCATGATGAACGACACCACGTTTGCTCCCAACCCCAGCGCCGCGTGCCGGTGGTGCGTCTTCGAGAAAGCGAAAGGCGGCCCCTGCGTCTACTAAATATGAAACGCGAATCTGACATCGAACGCATCGTCACCCGCTGGGCCGACCGGCGCGGGCTGATGCACCTTAAGCTTAACATCTGGGGCAATCGTGGTTTTCAAGATCAGCTATTTTTTATACCCGGAGGCCGTCCGTTCCTGTTGGAGTTGAAGCGGCTGGGTGAAAGGCCGGGCCGTCTGCAGATGTACCGCAAGAAACAATTGAAAGCGAGAGGTTATGACGTCGGTTGGACAGACTCGGCGGACGAAGCCATCGGCTGGCTTAAACAGCGTTGCTCCTAATAAGGTTCGTAAGCCCCACAAGTACCAGGAGCGAGCTGTGGATTGGCTGCTGAGCCACGGCTCTGCTGGCATCTTCGCCGCTCCCGGCGCGGGCAAGACTGCTGTCACGCTGCGGGCGCTGCTGGCGTTGAAGGACGCGGGTGTGCTGAAGCGCGCGCTGGTGATAGGGACATTGCGTGTTTCGAGAAAAGTGTGGCCCCACGAGGCTGAGGAGTGGCGCGGTAGCAAGTGGGATCGTATCCGCGAACTCAAGATCGTCCTGCTTCACGGCCCTAAAAAAGACTGGGCGCTTACTCAGGATGCGGACGTGTACGTTATCAACAAAGACGGCCTGCGCTGGCTGTTTGCTGACGCCCTGGCCGCCGCTGACGCCCGTGTGCAGGCTGCCAAGGCCAAAGGTGTTCACGCTCCGTGGAAGCTGCAGGCGAAAGACTTTGTCCGCTTCAACGCGCTGGACATTGACACGCTGGTGGTGGACGAAAGCACTATGTTGAAAAATCGTGCTACCAAACGGTTTCAGATGTTGAAACCACTGCTCCCCTCCATTGCTCGCCGCTGGATTTTAACGGGCAAACCTATGCCGCGATCGTACGAGGATTTGTTTGGGCAAATATTTTTCGTGGATCTGGGCCGCGCGCTGGGGCAGTATGTGACGCACTTCCGAATGAAGTATTTCACGCCACTCGATCGCAATGGATGGCTCTGGGCGCTGCGTCCAGGGGCGGACAAGCAGATCCAGGACGCCATTGCTCCCTACATCTTTCAGCTGGAGCCGGGGGACTACAAGGAAATTCCCATCATCGAAAATGTTATCCGCATCGACCTGCCTGACAAGGTCAGAAAGATTTACGACGAGCTGGAGGACGATCTTATTACACAGATTGACAGCCGCGTCATCACTGCCGCGTCGGCGGGCGTAGCTGCGGGCAAGTGCGCGCAGGTGGCCAACGGCGGGCTGTACCATGAAAGATCTCCCGAGGACTGGAAGCGCCGCACCTGGACAGACTTGCACGAGGAAAAAATTGAAGCCGTACTGGAGCTGATCGAGGAACTGCAGGGCAGCCCGTGCCTTGTGGTGTACGAATTCCGCCATGATCTCGAGCGCCTGCGCAAGGCTCTGGGCAACCCCCCGTGGATCGGTGGTGACGCCAAAGGGGTGGACGAAACCATCGACGCCTGGAACCGTGACGAGCTGCCGGTGGTGCTGGTGAACGCGCAGAGCATGGCCCACGGGCTGAATTTGCAATACGGCACGGCCCGCAACGTGATATGGCACTCCATCACGTACGATCTCGAGCTTTATGATCAGCTCAACCGCCGTCTGGCCCGGCAGGGTTCGCAGCATGCTTCCGTGTTCTCGCACTTTATCGTGGCCAATCACACCGTGGACGAGGTCAAGGTGCGGGCACTGCACCGCAAGAACAAGACCCAGAATGCGTTCCTGGAAGCCTTGCGTGAGTATGCCCGTAACCGGCGAGTTACGTAAGTCATACAAAAGAAAGGAAATATAGTTTCACGATTTCCCTTGGCTTCGGGTATAATATTAGGGAAGTTGATTCCACTGCGAGGACAAAACGAATGACAGACGAACGCACCACAAGCCTGATCGAAAAAATCAAAAAGCTGTTTGCCATGGGTCAGCGTACCCGCAACAACGATGGCTCCACCAACGAAGCCGAAGCCGCCGCCGCCATGGCGATGGCACAACAGCTGCTCACCAAGTACAACCTCGACATTCACACCGTGATGGACAAGGCCGACACCAAGGCCGCAGCCCCCGGTGCCGGGCCACGAGAAAAACAGCAGGTAAAACGTTCGGCCATGTACCGCTGGCAGCGTGATTTCTGGCGCGATCTGGCCGAAGCCAATTTCTGCTTTCACTGGATCGTGGACACGCGCGAAGAACGTTATGGGCGCACCGTGCGCTGCAAGCGGCACGTCATCCTGGGTTCACAGGTGAACGTGGCGGTGGTGATGGCAATGGGCGACTACCTTACGGAAGTCATGGAGCGCCTGTTGCCTTACGAAAACAAGGACGCCCTAAGCCGGTCGGCTATTTCCTGGCGCGAGGGTTGCGCGGTGCGGCTGATTGAACGGGTGCAGGAGCGGCTGCGCAGGATGAAAGCCGAAGGCGTTGCGGGCGACGGTGGCTGCACGGCGCTGGCGGTGCAGGACGTTCACGAGAAAGAATACGCTGCCAACTACGATGCCAATTACGGGGTCGGGGCCTACGCGCGGATGAAGCAACGGCATGCGGAGTGGGACAAGCAGGCAGCTGAGCGCATCAAGCAGCAGAAAGAAGAGCGCGCCCGCACGCTGGCCGGGGAAACACCCACCCAGCGCGCAACACGGGAGCACGACGAAGCGCGTGCCGCCGCCAAGCAGCAGGCCGCAGATGCACGGGCCTGGGAACGTTACCAGCGCCAGCAGCAACGGGAATACGCCCGCCGCGATCTGGCCGCCTACGCACGCGGCAGCCGGGCCGCCAACGACGTCAATCTGGACGATCAGGTGAAGCAATGACAACTCCTCGAGAGTACGCCATCGCCCTGCAATATGTTCAGGCTAACTACCGTGATCTTTATCCGCTGGCCGCAGCCATCGTGCTGGCTCCCGTTCGCATGTTCCCGCTGGGCCAGGAAGGTCAGTGTAGCCACGACAACTTCATCACCATCGCGGACAACCTGCGCACCACCGGGGACTACGTCAACGTGCTGGTGCACGAGCTGACACACGCGAAACAAAACGCCACCCGGTCAACTAAAAACTCTCAGCAGCGCGAGGAAGAGGCCTACGAGGCCGGGAATCTGGCCGCGCTGCACTACCTTTCCAAAGCAGCACCGTGGGTGAAACAATGACAAAATCCAAAGCCAAAGAAATCGCAGCCCTGAAAAAGAAGATCGCCGCCGTGGAGGCCAAGCAGGCAAAAAAGAAAGTCATGCCAGTGGACGCCGCTGGCAATCCTCCGTCGGACGCTGCACTGCGCCGGATGGAGAAGGCCAAAGCAAAGCCCGTGGACACCACCAATCTCACCCCCCGCATCGAGGCCGGGTACTTCCTGCAGGGGCCGGTGCGCTTTGCAGTGGACACCGACAACCTTGACCGCACCATTTCCTGCGGGCCTTTTGGGCCGGGGCAAACACACGAGAAAGACGGGGTGTTGCTCAACTTGGGCGAAGCGGAACTCACGCGCTGGGGCCAGATGAACCAGTTCACCACCAAGCCGTTCGTGCGTGAGCTGCTTTGCGAAGTGCTGCGGGGCATTTTACAGGACGCGTGGTTTGCTGCCTGCTACGACGTGGTCAAAACGCCGGGACTGCTGGACAATCCGGCCCGCCGCGCGGCCAATCACGCGGTGCGGGTGGCGAAGTATGAGGAGCGCCTAAAGGCCGCAGCGCAAGAGTCCGTAAAGCGCGTGGAGAAGATGAAAGCGTCTGGCACGCTAGCACGTGTTCGTCAAGCAGCCGGAGCGGGCGTGGCGTGCCACGGCCAAACTGACAAAGAAGATCGTGGAAGCCGTCAAGGGTCAGCAGGCCCCCATCCTGGCGTGGCTGTTCCAAACAAAGCAGGGCGGAACAAAGACCGAGATTGCCGCCGCTGTGGGTAGCAAGCTGGCCACCAAACAAGGCCCGGAGAAGGTGGTGGGTCACTACCTGCCCCAGTGGGCCAAAGCGGGGTGGATCGAGCAATAAGGGGGCCTGTAACTCGTTGATTACAAAGGGAATATAAGCCT